CCTATTTCAATGAATAGGCTTGGCGTTGGAGGAGGGAAAAGATTCCCATTAAGTGCTAGATCCGCTGAAGAGCGCAAAGCACTTGCAAAAGTTTCAAAAGACTTTAAGTCTAGCAAATTAAATAATATAGAGCCAGCAGATCTTGGAAGACAAATAGGAAGAAACATAGGAAACTCTTTTAGTCCAGACGGAGTAAGGATTGGTGGAGTTGGAGGAGCATTTGAAAAACCTGATGGTTCTAGAGTATTTGTAAAGCCAATGGTAAGCGAGGCTGCTGCTTTAGCAGAAATGCGTGGAACAAAAATTGCAAGAGATGTTCACGGACTAGACTCTCCAGAACAAAAAATGATTGTAATGGAAGATCCAAAAACAGGAACAAAGATTATTGGACTTGAGTCTCCACTAAAAGGTCGTTTTACTGCAGCAAACATGGGAGGAAGATTTACAGAAAGAGACTATTTCTCACAACTTGTTGCTTCATCTTTAAGAGGAGACAAAGATTTAAGCGCTTCAAATCTATCTGGAAGAAGATTAACAGATGTTGGAACAGCAGGAGTATTTGATAAAGCTTCTGGTAATTTTAAATTTGCAAAATCAATGCCATCAATGGAAGAGCAGGCTCTTCTTAATCTTGGTTCTGGTGGAGGAGCAAAGAAGGCTTTCCAAGATTCAACACGTAAAATGATTTCAACAATGTCTCCTGAGCAGTATCAAAGTAGGATGATTTCAGAAATAAATAAATCAATTCCAAAACTACAAAAGTTTATTAAAGAAGAAAATTTAAATCCAAAAGAAAAAATAGCATATAATAAAATGCTTCAAAGACTAAAAGATGGACGGAATGCTGATTGGAAATCTGTTTATTCAAAGCATGTTGGAACGCTTGTAACAAAAGGTGAGTCTTTGCAGGACGATAAAACTGAAAAAATTACTAAGATTGATTCAAAACCAAAACCTAGAAATGTAACCTCTTCCAGCAATAATCCAGCAGACAGTCGCATAGCAGTAGTTCCAAAAGGACAGTCAGTAGTCCAAACTCCTAAACTAAGAGTTGCCCCTAGACTAGTTATGAAAGGGCGTGCAGATGCTCCTGAAGCACGATTAACTCCAGCACAACAATATGCAAAAGATAATGGCGTAAGCTTAAATGCTGCAAAACGTGTTATAGCCCAACAAAATAGAACACAGGCCACTTCAACGCCGCGTTCTACAATTGCGCCTTCAAAATCTAGAATGGCACTAAGTCCATCTGCAGCAGTAAGGATGCAAGGGGTTGGAATGGCTGCAGGAATGGCTGCATCTGGAGCTTATATCTCAGGAAATGCTGGAATAGGAAATGCGTTAATGGGAGTTTCAGTTCTTGCATCATTAGGACCAATGCTTGCAAGCCCAATGGGAGCAGTAGTGGCAGGCTTAACTGCAGTTATTGCATCGTCAGTTTTATTAAGAATGGCTTTTGATAAGTCTCAAAATGCTGCAATGAAGATGGCAGAGTCTCTAGGAAACGGAAACAAAGCAATTCAGTCTTTTGCTGAGTTTGCTGGAAAAGTGTCTGCAGGAGAAGTCATGAATAAAAGAAGAGCAAACCTTTTAAATCCATTTGCAATACAAACTGGAAAAACTACCTTTGGGTCAAACTTTGTTAAAGGTGAATTTGGAAAATCTTTAGTAAAAGACATTGGGTCATCAATTTCAACAAATGGCAAAGATGTAACACAAGAACAACTTGTAAATCAAATGACATCTTCAGTCGCATCTGGAGCTTTTACTGCAGATCAAGCAAAAAGTATTGTTGCAAATATCGGTCAACAAATAGGAGACTACAGGTTTAGTATTAATGTAAATGCTAAATTAAATGAAATTTTTGGTCCAGATGGTCAAAATTTATTAAAAGATCCATTGCAGATACGTTTAAACCTAATTGAGGATGACACAAAAAAAATAAAAGATAAATCAAATATACTTAATAAAAATAATATGCTTACACCAACAAAGACACAATCTAATATTGGTATTGCTGGCATGGCAGCAGGAGGTGCAGCTATAGGCGCAAGTATTGGCGCAGCTGCTGGAGTGCCAACTGGTGGAATTTTAAGTGCACCACTTGCACTTCTTGGTGCAGGTGTGGGCGGGGTAATAGGCGCATCATCAGGATTCATTTCTCAAAAGAAAACACAAGAAGAATTAGGAAGATCTTCAGGGGCACAAGTTGCTCTGCAAAATATGGCACTAGAGCAAAGTCAAAGAATGCAAGACTCCTTGCAAATTGAATATGAAAAAAGAATTGCAATTGCAAAAGCAGCAGGGGATGCGGCTGAGGCTCAACGACTTGAAACAGAATATAATACTTCAAACGTAAAACTTCTAGAGGCAAATGCAAAACTTGTGAAAAGCATTCAAGACTCTTATAAAAATGCAGGAGGAGCTGTAAAGGGAGCCCTTGAAACAGGAATAGATAAGCAACTTACAGCTAAGTATAAAGACACAGCTCTTGCAGATGTTATTCCAATGGTAAACGATCAGATAAAGGGTAGTGCCTTAAATAAAGAACAACAATATACAATTAAAACTCAAATGGTTTCTGGAAACATTAGCCCACTTCGAGTAATGGATTTTATAGATACATTTGGCAAAGATAAAAAAACACTAAGTAAAATTATGACTTTAATTACTAAATTTGGTGGAGCACAAGCAGATCAAATTTTACAAATTGCTGAGCTATTTAAAAACAAAACTCAAAAAATTAAATTTATAGCAAATATTTCAACAATGACTACAGCAGATGCAGATAAATATTTAAAGATGTTTGCATTAGCTTCTCAAGTTGGGCAAGTTCTTCCTATAGATCTTGTTTTAAATTTTTATAATAACAACCCTACAGAAGCAGCAGCATTTCAAGAAACAATAGACAAGATTAATGCTTTAAAAGGTAAAATATCTCTTGAGGTTGCAGCAAGGGTCTTAGGTGAAAAAGAAATGGCAGCACTTAAAACAGGTCAGGAATATTTTGCCTCTTTACCACCAGAACAACAAAAAACATACCTTCAGGTATTGAGAACTTTTGTAGATGTAGTAGGAAACAATACTGAAGCTTTCCTAAATTGGCAAAAAACAGCACCTCCAGACCGTAATACTATTGCAGACTATGCAGCAGCAGGAGCTGAGCAAGTAACAAAAGCAGAAGCTCTTGCAAATACAAATTCAGACCCAAAAAAATCTGGTGAAATTAAATCAAGAAACACCACGCTGGATGACTTGCTTAAAAAGTTAAAACTTACTAGAGATGCGAGCATTAATGCTCAGCTTGGAGTCAAAGAACTTTCAAGAGTATTTAAAAAAGCTGGAGGAGATATAAAAGTATTTACTGGATTAAATCAAGCACTGCTTAAACTTGGAGCAGATACTGGGTTTATAGATTTTATTGGCGGTATGGATAATGCAACTGAAAAGGGATACGTAAATGCAAAGAAATTAAAGAAAGGTATTGTTGAACTAACAAGCACTGGAAAGCTTGCTTTAAAAGGATATCAAGAAGCAGTTATAGGGGCATTTTCAAGCTCTACTGCAACAGCCATAATGCAACTACAAAAACAAAGAGTATCCTTTGACAGATTAAAGGTTGCTGGGGCATCCTCTGCAGAAGCTTTAGAATTAGTTTCAGATGCAAATTTTGCAGTAGGCCTTAGTTCAGCAAAAACTTCAAAAGAGTTAAAGATTCTAATTGAGGACTTTAAAAAACTTAAAAAAGAACAAAACAAAACTGACCTTGCTATTGATCCAGAAAAAGCTTTTCAAGATGCAATGAATAATGCAGAAAGAAGATTTACAGCAGAAGAAGCAGGATATCAATTAGTTGCAGATAAAGCAATAAAGTCTGCACAAATAAAAATTGATGCTAACCAAAAAGAAATTGATAGTAGAGGGCACCTATTAAAGACTAGCAAAGAATACGGAGATGAATTAATATCTTCTATTGACGATGAAGTAGCAGCAAAAGAAAGGCTTGTGGCAGTTGGCGCAGATGGAGCAGGAGGGCTTCCTGGAATAGGTGAGTCTTTGGCAAGACTAGGTGAAGAGTCCGATAAGCTTAGTGAATATCAAATAGCAATGAATCATCAGGTTGGATTAATTAATGACAAGTATGATGAACAAGAAAAATCACTTAACAAAATATCTGACATAAATGCAGAAATTGCAAACCAGCAAAGGCAACAACTTGGCCTAGCAGATGCCTTATCTCGTGGAGATATTTCTGCTGCAGCAGCAGCAGCACAAGATATGAGATCCTCTCAGTCTGCATCAGGATCAAAAAATACACTAGAAGCATTATCTCAAGCAAGACAAAATGCAATTAATGGGGTAACGGCTTCAAACGGTATGAATCAAAAACAAATAACTGATCGTCAATATGCAATTGACAGAGAAGCATTTGCTTTAAATCAAAGCAAGCTATTAATTGAAAAAGAAATTGAAGTACTTAGAGAGAAACTTTATCAGATTGAGTTACTAAGAAAACCTATTATCGCAGAGATTTTTAAATATGAACTTGATAATTATACAATTAATAAAAATGAAATTCAAGTAGCAGAAGATCTACTTAAAAAGCAGACTACTGATCTAGATGCAAAAAGATTAGCGTGGAAAGAAGCTTCTGTTGCGTATGAACTTGCGTTGACTAAAACAGAAGACTTTAATACTAAATTAACTGCTGGACAAATAATATTAAAATCAATAACAGATCTTTGGAACGGCCTTACAGATAAAACCATAACTATTACAACTGTCACAGCAAACCAAATTGATAGAGTCATAGCAAAACCAGATACTAATCTTGGGAGGGGGGGAGATGGAAGATATGATGCAGCCAACGCAGAGAAACAAGCAAAACTCTTAGGCTCCTCTTCTGCAAAAATTCAAGAACTAGTAAAGTCTGGATATACAAATTTAGCAGAATCATCAACAGTTAAAATGATGAAAGACTTATCAGCTATAGCACCACTAACAAGTGAACAGATTGTCTCAGCAAGAAAAAGAGCTCTTGGCTATTTAAGCGATGGAGGAGTTGTTCCTAAATATTTTGCTAATGGTGGCTATGCCAAAGGCTCTGATACAGTCCCTGCAATGCTTACTCCTGGAGAATTTGTTATGAGCAAGTATGCTGTAGAAAAATATGGTGTTGAAAACATGAAGTCTATAAATTCTGGATCGTCAGTTGGAGATTCAGTGTATAATTATAACCTTAACCTAAATGTAAAATCTGATGCCAAGCCAGACGATATTGCAAGAGCAGTTATGGTACAAATAAAGAGCATAGATGCTCAAAGAATTAGGGGGGCTAGATTCTAATGGCAACTAATAGCTATATGTCTGGTAGAAAAAAATATTTTAGACCACAGGCAATGCTATTTGCAGACAACCCTGGAACAAAGGTAAATGGATTTTATATTCCAAACGGTAACGAAGTAGGGGCCAATACAGGCCTAGAAGACGAGTATGAGGAGTTTTTAATCCTTTCAGATGATAATAGGTCATCCATAGATTTTAAACCCGTTAGAATTGAAAAACGGGAAAGAATGATTAATGGCAGGATGAGGTCTTATCACATTGCAGATAAGTCTCAAATTAGTGTTTCTTGGGATATGCTTCCATCTAGATCTTACGATACTTATGCAGCATTTGATATTAATGGCAAAGCAGATCTTGAACCTAGAGAAGGCAGGCCATCCCCATATGAGTTTACATCCGATGGTGGAGCTGGTGGGGTAGAGCTTTTAAAATGGTATGAAACCCACAAGGGATCATTTTGGGTATATCTTGCTTATGATAAATATACTAACTTTATAGACCAGGATGAAACAGATGTTGATAGTAGGTTTAATAATACAAACAAGTATAATGAAATAGTTGAAGTCTTTTTCTCAGACTTTTCTTATACTGTAAAAAAAAGAAGTGGATTAAACTTTGATTTTTGGACTGTATCCCTTACTTTGGATGAGGCATAATGTTTCAAGATACGGACCTTTTAAATTATATTGAGACTAGTCCATCTGTTAGTCTAGAGTCTGCAGTTATTGCAGAGTGGAACATGAATATTCCAACCAATATTTTAACCATTGGAAATTATAGGTATAGACCTTTACAACCAGAGTCTTTATATCGTACGCTCCCTAATACTTTTGACCCCTCTGACTCAGGAGCATCGGCTGAGGCCATAAAATATTACACGGGAGCAACAGACGCAGATGTAACTATTGATGGTGGATTTGATGATAATGATATACCCACAGTCTTGGTATCAAATAAAGACAAGCTAAAAATGTTATACTCTTTAGAGGATTGTTTTAAAACATTTAGGCCAAGATCTGGAATAAATAAAGCAACGTATCTTAACGGAAAGTTTTTACACAACCAAAACATAAACATGGCAAAAAGGCCTAGGTACTATATGCCAGATAGATATGATAATTTTAAATACTGGACATCTTTCAGGACTGAATCAGGAAATGAATATGGTATTGCTAATAAAAAAAGTAATAATAGAAATGGCATTGAGGATGCAGTTCCATTTGTTGTTTATAAAGATAAAGTTCCAGCAAATAGGCTAATTGTCAAAATGCAAACTCATACAGGAGATCTTGACTATGGCATCTTTTCAAACTCATCAGGAAACTTTAGTGACCCATACTATGGAGAAAAAAATAGATCAACGCCAAGTTCTTGGAAGGTTCAAGTTTTAAAAAATAATAGCTGGGTTGATGCTATTGCATTTTCAGATGTAACAAAAAGAAAAAATGGTTCATCTGTAATTGGTTCAGACGGATATGTGGAATTATCTTACGGACTCTTAGTTCCAAAAATTTATCAAGACATATTTGTTTTTCGTAAAGAAATTTATTCTTTAACCTTGCTACCAGAAAGACCAATAGTTGGAGACTCTTATTTAATAATACAAAATAGCAACTCTTTAGGATCTTATTACATTTGGAATGGTACAGAGTGGAAAAATTTTGTTCCTAACTATGGTTGGAAATTAGAAGAGTCACAGGTAGATGCGTTTACAAACTTTGTGACTAACTTAACAACCCCAGATTTTTATACAGTAAGCGGATCTGTTAAATATAAAGAGTTTGAGTATATTTCTGGTGTAAGAGTTGTTATAGATACCATGAATAAGTTTGAGTCTACCTTTGACTTAATAGAAATATCTCCAAGACTTACAGTAGATCTTTCAGATAAGACTTTAAGTTTTTCTATTAATAAAAGTGCATCTGATTTAGGTTCAAGCGGTTTACCAGTAGGCCAGCTATTGGCTTCGACTGGATCTATATCTTTTTTTGATTTTGATGATTCCTTTAATTCTAATAACAAAAAAAGTATTATTAATAAATACATCTCAAAAAATATTCAATTAAAAATTTATGAAATATTAACAACAAAAAACCAGACCCACTACTACGTTCCTATTAAAACAATGTACTCAGATGGATTTCCTAATATTGATAATGCTTCAAAAGAAGTATCCTTACAGCTAAGAGATTTATATTCTTATTTTGAATCTCAGCTTGCTCCGCAAATGCTTTCAACTAATACATCTGTAAGTGCCGCTGTATCTTTACTATTAGACTCTATTGGTTTTTCTAACTATATATTTAAAAGAGTAGCTGATGAGTCTGAGGTTGTAATCCCTTATTTCTTCATTCCACCAGAAAGAAGTGTTGCGCAAATCTTACAAGATATAGCTGTTTCAACACAGACAGCAATGTTTTTTGATGAATTCAATAACTTTGTAATGATGAGCAAAGACTACATTATGCCTTCATTAAGTCAAAGATCTACCGACCTTACGCTAAGAGGCTCACAAGATTTTGAAAAAGATGGAGTGGTAAAAAATAAGCATAGCAATAGTAAGCTTGCTAATATTATGGAGTTTACTTTGCAAAATAATGAAGTCTACAACGATGGCAAGATTGTTTATACTACAAGGCATATTCAAAGGTCTGTTGGAAAACTTAAGCAAGCAAGCTTAATTGACAATGAAAAGATTTGGATATATAAACCTGTGTTGTTGTGGGAAGTTGGTGGAGATGAAAACACAAAGTCAATTAATGGTGAAGTTGGGGATCAATCTACGTATATGCTTAGTGCAATACCCTTAAACTCTAGCTTAGGGGCAAGCATTCCTTCTGTTGCTAATCATATCTTAATCAATAATGTTATGGATTTAGGTGAGGCTATTTACTGGATTACTAGGTATAATGGTTATTTTTATTCTAATGGAGAAGTAATTAAATTTGATGCAGTCCAATATAATGTATCAGGGGTGGGAGATGTTTGGATAAACAATGTTCAAGAGTATAATAAGTATTTTTCTTTAATACCCTTTAACGGAAAACTATACCCTACTGGCTTAGTAAGAATTCATGCAGAACCTGAATATGAGGATTACGAAGGAATATCTAGGCTAAAAAATGGTAAAGTTATCAAACATGGTCGTGGTCAATTTGCTACAAATGTTGCATTTCATCAATCTGGACTTAGTTCCTATTGGTCAGACAATGCAAATGTTCGTGGATGTAGTATGGAGTCAAAGTATCTATTTAAAACAGATCAGGTTTTACCTGTAACAACAATTGGACCAGCTGGAGTCAACAACTTACTTGCACAAAAAACTACTAGAAATGGAATTATAAAAAATTTTTTAGCATCTAAATATATATCAGAGTCTGATGTTAACGCAATGCTTTCTACACAGTCTGGAACTACACAATCTTCTGCGTTAATTATGAATGGTCCAGCATTTACTACAACTGAATCACCCCTTGATTTTGTATCATACGTAAATAAACCATTAGGGGATAAGTACAAATATTTTGGAACTCGACTAAGAATTATTGGTAAAATAGAAAGTGATTCTAATCGTGGACAGACAGCAATTGGCAACTCAGTCTATTATACAGTTCCAGGAACAACTCCAGATAAAAATATTAATATAACTGGTGGATCTGGTGGGTTAGCCGTTATGGTAAATCCCCTAACAAATAATGGATATTACTTTGAGATTGTTGCTCTTGGTGCAAATGATTTAAACAAGACAGAAAAAGAAAATGTGCACAATGTTATTTTTTATAAAATAAAACAGTCTGGATCTGCAGCAATTCCTATAAAATTATATGAAGGTTTAACAAATATAATTGTAGATGATGGCAACTTTACGGGGCAGTCTAGAATGAATGCAGAGGAAAATCCTACCGTATATGATTTAGCTGTTGAGTATCAGGATGTAGGGTCTAGAAGAAGGTTCTTTCTTTATTTAAATAATAATCTTGTTGCAACAGTAGATGATATAGACCCCCTTCCTATTTATAACAACATGGCACTTTTTGTGCGGGGATCTTCAAGAGTTATGTTTGAAAACTTGTACGCTCTTGGCAATAACTATTCTCAAAATACAGAGTTTCAATTAAACGCCCCCATTGCCTCAGTTTTTGGTGATTCAGAAATTAATGCAAATGACTCATTTAGAAAGTATGCAATGAGTGGAGTGGTTCAATCAAGTTACTTATCAGGAATTAGTTCGTCTGAGCCACCCAAGTTTAATATATACTTTGAAGAGTTTGGAACAATCATGAGAGAGGCTGCGCTATTTAATTTTAAATACGATAAAGCTTATCCAGCACTATACGCAAAACTTTCCCCCACATTTAATAGACTAAAAGGATATGTTGTTTCTGGTTTTAAAGCTGGAGCTTATGGTGCAGAGTTCATGGTCTTTAATGCAACAGACACAGTTCTAAGCTTAGACTCATCTTCTGGAAACTATTTAAGAATTCAAGGAATTGCTTTTACACAGGAATCTAAAAATAATTTAACAGTAGATGAATATTTTGCAGAAAATAGCAATTTGGCAGACCCTCAGTTTACAGGAACAACCCTTATATCAAACCCAAAGAAAATTAAAAAAGAGTATGATGACATTATCCTTAGTAGAATTTCATATGGAAAAAAAGACTTTACTCTAGAGGTTCCTTATGTGCAATCGCAAGACGATGCCTCTAGCCTTATGTCTTGGATTATTAAAAAAATAATGAAACCAAGAAAAGCTATTGGTATAAAAATATTTGCAAACCCAATGATTCAATTAGGAGACATTGTAAAGATTGATTATATTGAAAATGGAATAAATAAATCTGAATCCTCTGAGTCTAGGTTTGTAGTTTATAATATAGAATACTCTAGAGATGATAGTGGGCCAGACATGAAGATATTTTTAAGTGAGGTGGTGTAATGACCGTAGAATCTTCAGCCAATCAACCAAATCCATCAGCTTTATCTAATACAAATCCAGCAGTTTTAGTTGCAACCCCATCTCTTATTGCACTTAGTAACCCCCCTTTAGATTCAGACAGTATGACAGATTTAATTTTTGAAGTTATTGGTGGTCAAGAGATGATCAACATATCTAGGAATGATTTAATCAATGGGCAGGATGTTCTTTACACACCAATTAAAAATTTAAAAGATTTACGTCTACACTATAATTCTAATAATATAATTAGAATTGCAGATGTTTCAGATACATATTTTAAGAACTTTTCCATAAAAATTGAGGAAAAACTTGCCAATAAAGGCACGGGACCTAATGGAAAAACAGTATATATAGACAACATAACAGGAGACTTAATTATTAATGTTGCAAATATGGATGCTGATGAGCAAGTAGATATTGAAATTATCACTAGTGGATCAACCTATAGTGATACAATATACGGAGGAGAATAAAATGATAACAAATACTGGCAAAAATATTTTAGCTAAATACCTAATTGGTCAAGCCCCAGCATATGCTTCATACATAGCAATTGGTTGTGGGCCAACCCCGCTAGCTATTGACGCACCCTTTGGCGACTACTCTTTAAAAGAATCTTTAGATTTTGAAATGTTTCGTGTTCCAATTAAATCAAGAGGATATGTTACAGATGAAGATGGAAACTCAAAGATAGTTTTAACTGCTGAACTTCCAACAGAAGAGCGTTATGAAATAACAGAGGTTGGAATTTGGTCTGCTGGTTCTAATCCAACAGCAGGAACAAATGACAGCAAAACAATTTATTCATTTAATTCGGCTGAAAATTGGGAGTATCATAATACATCAAGCGCAGTATCTATACAAAATTATTATGCCCCACTTGACTCAAATAATGACAACGTAATAAGCACTACGGATGCCGTATTTTATACTAATGCGGATAATCGAATATTTACAAATCAATCTAGACTAGATAGGTATGAAAGGTGTAGGTTTTTAAATAATGTACTTATGCTTAGGGGAAACTTATCAAACCTTTCTGTATTTGATAATCATTTCTCTGTCCTTTCTGGTTCTGAACATGTTCATTTATTAGGGGCATCTTTAGACTTTAATAAAAATGCACCAACAGATGACCTTAGACTTGCCTTTGCTTTAGTTAATAAAGATGGAGTTTCTAGTGTGCAACCAGATGAGGTCAGGGTTTTAGTAGAGTTTGCCGAGTCTGATGTGCATGGATCTGGAGAATGGGCTAGGTTTGAGACTGTAATTAAAAGCACTGATCCAGGCGTTGATTTTTCACAAAATAGATATTTTGTATCTACTAAAAAGTTTGAAGAACTTTATAAGAGCTCTGGGTTTAATTGGAATGTTGTTAGTATTGTAAAATTTTATGTTTCAGTTATTGAGAACAGTTTACCTTCTGCGGATTACTATGTGGCAGTTGATGCTTTAAGATTAGAGAATACAACATCTTCTAACCCCGTTTATGGATTATCGGGATACTCTATAATCAAGAATTCTAACTCAAATACTATAGTTAAGATTGCAAATACAACAAATCATATAGAGTTTAGGTTTGGAATGGGAGTTAACTAGTGACAGTTCAAAATGTAAAAAAAGCTATTGTAAAAAAAGAAGATCTTCCAGCTTTTGATGGAAACTTAAAGTCTTATGTTATTAGGTACAGAATATTGTCTAAAGATAAGAATAGGTCCTCTCATTGGTCTCCCTATTACACTGTTCCTGCAAATAACATCCCTGCAGTAAATTGCTCCGTATCTATTTTAAATGATGTAGTTAGTCTAGTTTGGCAACAACCTGCTCTTTATGTAATTAAACAGTTTGACATATATTTTAAAATAAATTCTGAAGACTGGAAGTATATGTCAAGCGTACCTTCTACTCAGTTTTCTGCTCTTGTTAATGAATCAACAACTTCTATTCGTGTAGCTATTCAGTTACCAACATACCCTAAACAATATTTTCCTAGTGCTGCAATTTTTACTTCTGCATCCATAGAAGTTTAGTGGTATAATTATATATATGGCAAGAATACCCCTACCTGAGCGTGGACAACCACTAGATGTTACCTATATTTCCCAATTAGCTCAAGCTGTTAATGAAATATCTGCAGCCGTATCTCCAGCTACCTTTAAGTATACCTCTATTGATACTCCAAATGCTGGAAGGCAAAATGTAAAAGCAACAGAAGCAAGAGTTATCGGTGGCAGCATTCGTGTTGTGAGCAGCGGAACAATTACTGCTGGAGAAGAAAAACCATTTACATATTCATTCCCAGGAGAATTTAAATATGCTCCTATTGCAACAGCAACTCCAATAAATACAGGGAATACTGCTGCTGGTAAAAATGTTACAGTTGTTTTAAAAAGCATTACGACATCAAGTCTTGATGGTCTTGTTAGGTTTAACGCTTCTGGAGATGTTTCTGTAGATGTTAATCTTATTATTATTGGAATTCCAAACTAATGTTAAAGTGCTATAGGTGCAAGAGCAGAATGTTTCTTGACAGACAGTATAGTACTTTTGGTCATTTAGAAGTTTACTGTATAATCTGTGGATCTAGAAGTTTCTTTCATCCACCAGGACAGTCTTTGGAGGGTAGATGGCTACTAAAAAAGGAACTATTGAGAGCGAAGGCTACAATGTCCTCCCTGTAATTCCAGGGAATAAAAAGGTATGGTTTCTTAATGGAGACCTTGTAAGAGTATATCATCTAAATAAGTCTAATGGAATTATGTCTGTTTATAATATTATAAAAGATCAAATTGAAAGTTGTTTAATTAGTGATTTTAAAAGTAAAAGAGAAAGAGCCTATACTGTTGGGCAGACTGCTGATTTAGTTAATCGTCATAAAAAATATATGCCATCTTTAATGAAAAGAGGCATAATCCCTCATCCTACTGGATCTCAAAAAGGTGGGGCTACTGGATTTCAAAGAAGATCTTACTACTCTGAATCGCAAGTTAGAGAGATTCGTGATACACTTGCTACACACCATATTGGTAGACCAAGAAAAGACAAGTTAATAACAAATGATATTACTCCTAGCAAGCCAGAGTTGACACGGCGTATGGGAGACGGTATAATTACATATACGAAGACAGAAGATGGACGATTTATCCCAATTTGGGCAGAATCGATTTAACGAGGGGTATAAAAATGGAAAATGAAGATACTAAGATGTCCGTAACATTAGGGTACACACTTAATCTTGGAAACTTTCAATCACTAAGACTTGATCTTGGAATTGTAGATTCTCGAAGAAATGGTGAAGATATTAATCAAGCATTTGAACGTGTCTATAGGTTTGTTGAAGATAAACTAACTGAAAAGATTAATGAAGCAAAAGCAGAAATTAACGAATAGTGGCTGAACGCAAAGACCGAATGGCTTTGCTTTCAAGGTACAGCAAGCACCATACAGCAAAGTATGAGGCTAAGCCATCTCTTAATTTAAATGTGGAGCAGTGGTCTTCTGATGCCTTGGTAGAGTCCTATGGAATACCTATGTGCTATGATTTATTAGAATACTATTTTTCTGTTGCTGAAAATCCAAGTTGGAACTACTTTGCTTATAATGCAGAAAAAATATTACAAGCTATTAAAGATAAAAAAAGAGATGATCAAGAAAGACTTGAGAGAAGACAAATGGCAAAGGAGTGGCTAAGTGAATAATACAGAAGCAAAGTTAATTTCTGCACTACTCAATGATAAACAGATTCATGTTTTACTA